TAAAGAAGCCACTGGCCACCGCCCAGATAGAGTCATCAATACCGCTGGCCTCGTCGAACACCAGCATGACGCCCGCGAAGTTGTGCACGCCCGCGTAGCTGTCTGGGTTTTCGGCCGACCACAGCCGCCCCTCGACGCCCCAGTAGCGTGTGCCCAGCTTCAGGTCGCGTTCCACCAGCTCCGCGATCCACTTGGCAGGCAGCACTCGCGTCGCGGACACCTCGAACCAGTGGCTGTTAAGGCACATGCTGAGCCACTTAGTTATCTCGGCCCAGGTGACGCTGCGGAGCTGCGCTTCTGAGTTAGCGCTGACGATGGTGGTCGAACCAATCCTTGTCGTCAGCATCCAGATCACGAGCCAACTGACCAAGGCTGACTTGCCGATACCGCGCCCGGATGACGTGGCCATGCGGAACGTCTCAAAGTCTACCTTACCGCCATTGGCCGCTATATGGGCCTTGAGATCCTGTAAGACCTCAAGCTGCCACTTGCGCGGGCCCGTGAAGTGCTCCAGCGGCGTGCCAGCCTTACCCCATGGGAATGCGAGGCGGACAAAAGCTACAGGGTCATTCTTGACCTGCGGCGACCACATGGTCGCCATCAACTTCTGTTCCTCGTCCGCTGAGAAGATCGGCACTTGCATCTAAGACCTGCCCTTCAATGACCCTTTGCTGCGCCTCTTCTAGCGCCGCTATGATGGATATGCGCTGCTCGACCTGCACCTGCACCGACTGCGGGGCTGTCCACTTGTGGACGTGCTTCAGGATGTCCAGCGCCGCCTTAGTGTCGCCTGCGCGGGCCGCGTTGTGCAGCACCTCAGACATTTCAGCCTCGCCCTCGGCGCGGCCCTTCTGCTCAGCATACTCCGCGATGGGGTCGAACTGCACCAGCCGCCGGTATTCCGTCGGGGTCATCCCTGCTGCATAGGCAAGCGTGTCGCCCTTCAGCCCTTTTTTGGCGGCGAGGTAGATGCGCTCAAGAACAGCTTCCGTCGCTTCGATCTTGCGCGGTTCATAAGGTAAGGATTCAAACATAAAGTCTTTTACCACTAAAATAAAAAATAAAAAAGTTTGCGATTTTTTCAAAAATAAAAAAGTTCGTGCAGACCCTGCGTATTTCTTAAAGGAGATCCCCTGGCCCAGCCCCCCTCCCGTTTACATTGCCAGCCGAATGCCGATCAACTGTTTACATTTAGCTTAACATCATGAATGTAGACTTAAAGCATCACGTTAAGTTGTCAATCAAACGTCGGATCGTCATGCACTTGGAAGGTTCGAACACGCGTTAGCAAAACGTCGGATCGTCATGACGACGCAGGTTCATGCAGAATGTTTGCGCCTGGACGGCGCGGGACAAAAAACGTCGGATCGTCGGATTGCCATGACGTTTTCGGTCGCCCATTACTTTTTGCGGCCCCTGTATATATATGTTTACATTTACCATAAAATTCAGACAACCTAGAGATATGACGATTTGACGATCACCAAGCGCCGCCTGGGATTGAGCGGGCATTGCCGACGACGATCTCACAACTATTTTCGACTATCCGTAAAAAAGTATTTGACACTATCCACAATCGGTGACATAAATAACATATCCACAGTGATCCTAATCAGGATGGGGTTTATCATGTTCGACAACGCAAACGACCTACTCAAAGCAATAAAGCGCAATCGGTTTACAGGCGTTATCCTGTATGAAGGGCCGAGCGCAATCGACGGCGCGCCAGTCGTCGTCATAGCTAACCGGATCGAAACGGCAAGCGGCAACGCTAAGACTGGCGCAATGGTTCAGACGTTTATCATCCGCGCCGACGTTAACCCGTACCGCGCGCTGAAAACTGGGCAAGACGAAAGTGTTTGCGGCGACTGTCCGCAACGCCCTTTCAAGGGCGGCAAGTGCTATGTCGACGTGGCAAAATCCGTGGCTAGCGTCTATGGCGCTTATGAGCGCGGCCGATACGCCAAGCCAGGCGTCGACTATGATCCGGCGATTTTACCAGAATTATTCGCCGGCCGGGCTTTTCGTTTGGGCACGTATGGCGACCCTGCCGCCGCGCCGTTTCAGATCTGGCGCGCCGCGACCCTGCGAGCCGCTAAAATTACGGGTTACAGCCATCAATGGCGCGACCCGCGTTTTCAGGCTTTCGCGCTGCTATGCATGGCGTCATGCGAGACTGAAAGCGACCAGCTATTGGCGAGCGCGTGCGGCTGGCGCACGTTCCGCGCGAAGAAAGCAAAAGAGACGCGCACGACGACTGAAATAGGATGCCCGGCCGCCAAAGAAAACGGCGCGCGCACATCATGCGACCGTTGCGGATTGTGCGCCGGCAATACAAGCGCCAGCAAGCGCGATATCGTCATCAACTTGCATGGTTTTCGTGTCGGCAAAGCCGCTTAACCTAGGGAGAAAAGCAATGGTAATATCAGAGCAAGCCGGACAGGCGTTGTATAAAGCCTGCTATAAGAACGGCCCCCACAAGGGCCGTCTATTAAAGAACCCGCCAAAAGACCCTATCGCGCGTGCGGCATGGTATGGGGCGCAATCGGTTTGTAACCCATACAAGCTATCAATAAGCGCCTTGCTGTTTATGCCTGATAATGAGCGGGAGATATATCGCGAAGTCGAAAAACTATTTGACGACATGAAAGCCGCCGGCTGGCGGCCGGAAGGCTTAGACTGTGACCGTCACACGTTAGAGAGGCTGGGCGCATGGTAATGGATCCGCTAAATCTAAACCGATTCGAGCCCATAGACGCGAAAGTGAAGGCGCTCGAAAAGGCGCGCGACGACGCCCTATGGGATGAAAACGAAACCGCCGTCGACGTGTTAGAGCGAGAGATTCGCCGGCTTAAAACTCTGCAAGAAAATGGGGAACAGTATGACATGCCGTTCTAATTATTTTCCGACGCTAAACCAGGCGCTTGAATCCGAGGGGCTCATAAGCGCCTGGCAATGCACATGGCCACCCATATCCTATGGCGAGACGCGTCAATTCCACTGGGATGACGGAACGCGCTGGGGTCACTGGGTGTCAATATACCGCGACGAAAACGGCCGATATGAGCGGCCTATACATTATTCGAGGGGCTAACATGTTAGAGATTCAAATCGAGATACAGGCGCTTGAGGCGCTTTTGGATCACCTATCCACAGTGGAGCGGTCACCCGTCTTAGACTTCGCGTTTAAGACGCTACAGGACGCCCACACGGAAGCGGCTGAGGAATATTGGACAAACGTTTGGGGCAACCAATGACCTACCATATTGAATATGAGCTAGACGAGTTCCAGCCGTGGCCAGGCAAGGCCATCTATGCCTACGGCGTTGCGACCATCACCTATAAATGGGAGGGGCGTGACCGCGACACCGGCGACGACGCCGGCCCATACGACATAGAGCTGGAGCACCTCACAATAAGCGCCGACAAGGCTAGAGAGCCTGACCGCTGCATAGAACAGACTGATCCGCTATTTTTGCAGGTCGAGGCCATCCTATGCGCCAGCCGCGACGTGTATGAGGCGTGCCGCAATGATTACCAAGACTGACCTGATCGCCTTTGCTATCGGCGCAGCGCTGGCAATACCCGCGCTCGCCCTATTCGTAACATATCTACTGGGAGGCCTATAATGCGAGTGCTAATCGCTTGCGAGTTTAGCGGGACAGTCCGTGACGCCTTCACACGGCGCGGGCATGAGGCAATGTCGTGCGACCTGTTGCCGTCTGAAACGCCCGGCCCGCACTATCAGGGCGACGTGTCGATGATCCTGACCGATGGCTGGGATCTCATGATTGCACACCCGCCCTGCACGCACCTTGCCGTTTCCGGCGCGCGCTGGTTCAAGGATAAAAGAGAGGAACAGGCGGAGGCGCTGGACTTCGTTCGGCTGCTGCTGGACGCGCCGATCCCGCGCATCGCGCTGGAAAATCCCGTCTCTATCATTAGCAGCAAGATCCGCAAGCCCGACCAAATCATACAACCTTGGCAATTTGGTCACGGCGAGACGAAAGCCACTTGTCTATGGCTAATGGGGCTCCCGCCCCTACAGCCAACGGACATAGTGGAGGGGCGCACGGCGCGGGTTCACCGTATGTCGCCCGGCCCTGACAGATGGAAAGAACGTTCTCGAACTTATGGAGGCATCGCGGAGGCGATGGCAGCACAATGGGGAAAATGAAGGATTATTTTGAGTTCTCGCAACTCTTACACTGGCTGTCAGATGAGGCGCTTAACATCCTGCTAGAGACAGAGCAGGACGATTACCGCGCCAAGATCATCCAAAACGAGCTAGAGGCGCGCGGCCATGCTCCGACTTGATTTGACGACCATCCCCGGCGGCGTTCGGGTCAACTGGCGCAAGACAGAGGACGAGAGTTTACTGTCTTTTCACCGGCGCGACGGATCAGTGATCCTCAAAATCCACGC